CTTTTCTGTCTTGTCTTTGAAAATTAAATTGTCTTATTTTACGATTGTTCTTATTTCGCATGAGATAGTCCTTTCGTTTTACAATTTTCATACTATACATTGATTGTTCCACCTGTTCCTGTTGGCATTTTTGGTAAGTCATTAGGATAAATTTTAGAAACACTATCTTTAATAACTGTAATACCAACTCTATGTTTCGCTTCACCACCTTTTTTAAATAGATGTCTTAATTCAGAAATAATATATCTTCCAGAGAGTCTTTCATCATAAAGTTCACCACCATCAGTTTGCGATTTTGGCATACTTAATGTGATAATATCACCGACCTCTAAACCTGTATTACCTACGGCTTGTAAACTTATTCTAGTGCCATTATTTAATTGTGAAATTTTTGAGAATCTTTTTAGAAACTGTTCTTTTGGATTTGATTTACCATACGGTGTTCTGTGATTAGGATATGTTGATGTGGCATATTGATTTCCCTCAGAAGAACTTGATTGAACTGCTACCAAAGAATCTGAATAATCAGAAACTTTGTTGTTATTACTATCTAAAACGCTATCAACAGGAAACAATGGATATCCTTTTTTACCACCTAAGTTTTCTATATCTACTGCATTTTTAAATTCATCTTTATATGAAAATGTTTTTACACTATATGATTTATTATAAATGTCATGAACTATAAGTTTTGATGCATAGAAACCAGTTTTAATATTTGTTAATATATCATTATTACTTAGTATTTGATTATCTTCTACCTGACCTAAATTTGTTTCTTGTGGATTGACACCATCTTTTTCAAAGAACCCACCTTCACCAGGTGTATAATCAAATACAGAAGGTCTTTCAAACAACCCCTCTAGACTTCTAAAATTATATCCTCTAATTGTTTCATAGAACAAATAAGAGGTTGTATTGTACTTAGAATATGCTCTTTGAGAAATCATATTAATTGCATCAAATGGGTGCATGTTAGGAACGATTAAAGAAAATGCACCTTGAGTATCTTCTATTTGTAATCTTTTTTTAGAGTTTAAGTAATTATTATCTCTAAATATTTTTTTAATCATATCAGAATACCCACCAGTATAACTTTGAGATATTCTTTTTCTTAGATTTAAAAACATTTCATTTGTTGTAAGTCTTAATGAGATTGTTCTAGCTTGACCCACATCTACAACTTGAAGTATTTTATATACCACAAAAGTGTGTTTTGTAAAATCAATTTTACCTTGATTTGTATTGTCTGGAGTACCAATTTTAAGTTTTATATATTCGTTACCCACGATTGGATATAATGAGATAGCATCTTTATCGTCTATAAAAGAAATATCAGCATGAATACTATTTGACATGAGTTCTTCATAGACATTTACTTCAGTTAATATTTCTGTTAAATCAACAGTAGGGCCGGCGTGAGTTATTAATTTACATTCTTGTACTTCAAATTCACCAGCATACTGCATGCCTTGTTCTTTTGTCATTAAGTTTCAACACCTTCATCTATGAGGTCTTCAAATTCTTGTACAAATTGTGATAGATAATCACTTTTTAAAAGTCTAATTTGACTATACAATAATTGCTGTGCTTCTTCATATGCTCTATTTGTAACAGTTGTAGCAGTTGCTGAATGACCTGTGTTATCTGTACCAATATTAATTGTCTTAGTAGTATCACCAGAAGTCTGTGCTATTTCATAATGATGAACGCCATCGGGATTACTATATTTGTCTGCAACAAAAGCTTCAAATTGTGGCACTGTCATTGGCCATTGATGAAACCTA